ACCACGGTAGTAGCGGACAGACCGCGACGCACCCGCCGACAACTGGTCAGCGAGCCAAGACGCACCGCTGGCGAGCATGTCGGGCATAGAGGCACCTCTGACTACAAGACCGCCGGCGGCGCGGAAAGGATGAAACGCTGCCGCCGGCGGCTTGCAGTGGGACGGGACAAGATCAGCCGTTCAGCTTCAACGCAACGCTCGCAGCCGCATTGGCAGCCGAGCCAACCGCCACGCCGCAGCGGACGGTGCCGTTGCTGCTGGAGGTCACGACGGCGTTGGCGTTGTCCCAGTAAAGGACAGTGCCCGCGCTGATCGCAGTGCCGTTGCCAGTGCCCTTGGCGATGTCCCACACACCAACCGTGGAAACAGAGCCAGCGGCGTTGGCAGCGATGGGCTGCGTGGCAATCGTCAACAGGCTGGAACCGACGAGGACCGGCTGACCAGCAGAAACAGCAGCAGACGGCGTGTGCTCAATCACATCGCCCTTCTGGAGATAGGAAGCCATTAGATCACCTGCTTTCTTTGGAAATGGAGAGGTTTGGAATCATGCCGCCGGGCGGGCTTGGGCTCCCGCCCGGCGGTCACGGTTTGTCGTCAGGTCACGAAGCGTCAGCCTTCACGCCGGCGAGGTACTCGGCCTTGGCAACGCCAAAGTCGAAGTAGCCACGCATCTGCACGCCCAGCGTGTTGAAGTCGGCTTCCGCCGTCTCAACGATGGGAGACTGCACGCCGTTGAGGAACGCCACTTCCATCACCGGCATGTCAGCCGGCGAGGCAAGCAGGTAGTAGTCCTCGGCGCTGGAGAGGTAGCTGGTCGATACGACCTGATACCGACCGGCGAGCACGTTGCGATCCGGGGCAGCGGACGAACCGCCGACCAAGAGCGACGAGCCCATGATCTCGGCAGCCGACAACTCGATGTCGGCGGGCACGAGCAGCACGCGGGGCTCGACAGCAACCGGGTTGCCATCGGGGTCTTTCAGCTTGCGGAACATCGTGGCAATCGCCTTGAGGTTCGCCAGGCTGAGAGCACCCGCCGTGTTCTTCTTGTTGCCACGAGCCGTGGTGAAGAACGTCGAGTCGTCTTGGAACGAAGACCAGAAGACATCGTTGAGCTTCAGAGCACCGCCACGACCGATCCGCTGCGGAACCGCAGTCAGGGCACCGAGGTCATCGTTGATGAGGTCAGTGCGGGTGACGCTCGTCATGATGCCGTAGGTGTCCGCCGAGATGGTCCGCGACTCATCGCTGACGCCAGCGTTCTTGAGTTCGCCGCCGTTGGCGACCTTCTCAAACTTCATGCCGCCGTTGAGCCGGTAGCTCGTCAGCGCCTTGAAGTCGTTCACGCTGCGAACCGCCGAGATGGACCGCCACGAGCCTTCCACGCCGTTGAATCCGGCGAGCAGGAACTTGTTCACGGTGCTCGACAGGATGCCGCTGATGCTGTGGGTAGCCCAAGCAGCAGCGAGGATCGGACGCAGGGTCGCGGCGGAGATCCGACGCGAGCCGGTGTAGCCGCCTTCCTCGGCAGCCGAGAGCAGAACTTCGCCGAGCGACGTCGTCCGCTGGATCTTGGCAGCGGCTTCGAGGGTCTTGGCGTCGTACTGCTTCTCGACGTTCGGCAGGTTGCCCTGGAGGGCGAACGCAGCCTCAATCACTTCGGGCGTGCGAGCGGTCGGCTGCGCCATGTGAACGGCAGGAGCCGCAGGACGCTCGTCGCGGGTGGCGATCAGCTTTTCCATCTGTTCGACTTTCTTCGTGAGAGACGCGATCACTTCGGTGTGATCGACTTCGGGCTTGGTCTCCACGGCGACGCTCGCCGTGACTTCCACCGGCGTCTCAACGACGTCGGCAGGCTTCTGGTTGGCGTCATCCGCCATGGGAACCTCCTCGGCAGCGTCTTCGGCTGCGATTGATACGGTCGTGGCCCCGTCAGCGCCGAGCGTCACAAACGACGTCTCTCGGAGTGCCGAAGCCTTGACCACTCGAACAGGCCCAACGTGAGCCTGACCGTTGACGGTTGTGACGCCTTCGGCGTCGATCTTTTGGTGCCGACGAACGTCAGCGCCCACGCTCGCCTGGAACTGGTAGCCGGCAGCGGCGAGCGCCATCACCTGGCGTGCGTTGTCGTTGTCAGCGAGGATCTCGCCTTCAACGATCAACTGCCCAGCTTCGATGAACGGGCGACCTTGCCCGAGGATCGAGCCAAGCGAGTAGTCGTGCCCAAGCACGACCGGCACAGTCGCCGGCATCTGCATCCCAGCCATGTCGATCACGACCGGCTCACGGCTCCAGCCCTGCCGGATCGGTGCGCCGGTGTAGGCGACGATGCGAAACTTCTTGCCAGCCGGTGCCGAATCGCCTTCGGCGGCTTGCAGGAACGTGACGCCAGAATCCAACTTGATTGCGTTCATTGGTTTTCCTCTACGGGGTCTCCGTTCTCGTCAAGCTGCCCGCCGTAGTTCACTTCCGGCGTGAGATCGACCCAGAGTCCGAGTTCCTTCATCAACGCCACTTCGGCGGCGCGCTGACGCAGTTCGACATCCCACTGCTTGCCAGCCTTGGCGTATTCGCTCGCCAGCGTGGTCGTGTGCGTCCGCAGGCGTGTCTCTGCGGCGTTGGCTTCCTTGGCAGGGTCAACGTGTTCCTTGCCGTCCCACTGCCACGACCAATCCCACTCGCTGAACGGCGGGATGCCTTCAGGTAGAAGCCCTGCCAGGGTTGCTTCGTTCACCCATGCGGCAAGCAACCGATCGAGCATGCGACGCTCAAGATCGTCACGCATCACACGCTGTGTCGTTGCATAGACCTGATGGTCCATGCGACCGGATGCGTAGTTGTAAGACGACGAATCGAGTGCAGCGACGTTGAACGGCAGTTGCAGGCAACGCCCCAACTCGCCCAAAAGCTGCCGCACAAACGCCGGAAACTGCGTCGTCGGCTGCTCTGCCTTCAGTTGCTCGAACGTCCAGCCGTCAGGAAGCGTGACCATCGTCCGCTTCTCAATCGGCATCTCGGCGAACGCTTCAACCTCGTCCACCTCTGCGGCGGGTGAGTTCGTTCGCAGGAAGCCTGCGAAGTCGGCGGCAGTCTCAGCAGCAGCGACCACGGCTTCCGTGTAGCGGCGAAGCTGGGCGAACAGCTTGAGAGCCGGCGCGACTTCAGGAACGCCACGATGCTGGCCGGGCCGAATGGGCCTGAACCAGTGAACCATCTGAGCCGCCGGAACACGCTGGTAGTTCAGTGCGTTGACGTGGTAGTTCGCACCAGGGTGGTACGAAAGCACCTGATAGGCGAGCACGTTGCCAGACGTGTCGAACTCCAACCCATCCACAACCGAGCCGTCAACCGTAACGCTGGGCGTTACGGACTGAACCGGCGTCGCCACCATCTCGGCTTCGACAAGCCGCAGGTCGAGTTGCACGCCCGGCAGGCGAGGGTTTGAGATCATCATGGCGAACGCTTCGCCGTCTACCACGAGAGCCTCACGCATCGTGCGGAGCTTCGTTGCCAGATCGACTTGCCACGACCAATCGAAGAAGAGTCGTTCAGCCACCCGATCCGCTTCAGCGTCTCCGCTGTTGAGTTGCAACCTTGGTCCGGTGCCGATCAGGTCGTTGGCGAGCGTTGCCGAGATTCCGGCGAGATACGAATTGTTCGCACGCTCATAGCGGGCACGGTTCCGCATCGTGCGTCGCTTCTCAGGCGATAGAGCCGTATCGGCAGCAAAGGCGTCAGCGTTCGCCCAGTGCCGCCGGTCGTCGCCCATCTCTGCGGCGTCGAACTTCGCACGGACGTGCACCGGCACCGCCACGTTCTGCGGCTTGCGTCCCGGCAGCAGCCTGCTGAACAAACCCATCAGCCAGCCCCCGGCGGGATGATCTTGTTGAACCGCAGGCCACGGCGTGTGTTGCCGCTGCCGCTCGCAGCACGGGCAGACAAATACTTGTCAGCCTCGATCATCGAGGCGACATCCTGTGCCTCAACTTCGCCCGCATCAGTGCGGACGCGCTTCGGGCCGGATGCCACGTCGGAAATCTTCTGGCGCAGTTCGTCGCTCATAGAGCGTGACGCTAAGTCACGGAGCGGCAATCACAGACCGGGTATGCCGTCAGACTTCGACCCAATCCTCGCCACGTCGCTCGAAGAGAACGACGTCAGCCACGCCTAGCTTGCGGGCGATGTCTGCCGTGAACGGCGAGAACACCGCCAGCGGCTTGCCGGCGTCAATCACCGGCACAGAGAGCATGAACGCCGTGAGCGCCGTTGCCTTGCCCGTGTTGCGATACCGCTCCTCGACGTACTGCTCTAACGTCTGCATGCCATGCCAGACGTGCGAGCACGCCCAGGCGATCATGGCACCATCAGCGTGCCACACGGCAAGCGGCGTGCAGCTGCTTGAATCGCCTTCAAGCACCTGGGCAACCTCTAGCTGAAACTCGCTTGACGGCTTCGTGAGCCGGGAGCGAATGGCGAGCATGTCACGAGGGTCGAGACCGTCCACGGTGGTGAGCGTGATCTGGTTCATTTGAGACGCTTTACCTGAATGATCTTTTTCCCGTTTGAATTCGTCGGGATTGTCACCTTTTTCCGCTGGCGTCCACCCGCCTCGGTCGCCACGGGATGCACGCCAGCAATTGACGCCGCGACGGCAGAGCCAACGAGACAGTCCCACCAATGATTCTCGCGGCGGTTGTCCAACTTCCACTCGTCCACGACTCTGCCCCTGGCTTCAGTCCTCACCGGATACTCGCTGGTCAGATGCTCAACGAGCATGTCGTGATCGCCAGCGTGCAGCGTGATCGCTTCTGGGTCGCCCATTGCCAGACGCAGACGGGCGGCGTTGAACGTCTTCCAGAAGTTCGTGTCGTAGACGCCGTAGCGTTGATTCGTCGCCGTCTGCCGCATGACCCAGTTCAGCCCGATCTTCTCCCCTCGCCCCTTCTTCTCGGTCAAGCTGCCACCGCTGGCACCAATGCCCTTGCCGTGAGATGGCAACAACATCGCCGCAAACGTCGAACGACGGCAGAACGTCCGCACCGTCTCCGTAGACTGCCCCCAGTTGGCGTCGATAAGCACCTGACGCACTCGCATGGCGACGCCGTCTTCACGGCTCCAATCCTTGCCGAGAAGGATCTGCGTCAGCGACTCCAAGCCAGCCGACAATGCCGCCTCGAACCCGGCACCCTTGGCAGATAGTGCCAGCGTCTTCTTTGCGTTCTTAGCTTCAAAGAACGTAGACGCTTGGTCAGGGAATGTGCCGTAGGCGACGACGTGACCGCCAAACGAATCGCCCCACGATGCGACGAGCCAGTACAGCAGTTTGTCCTGCACGTCGATGAACGCCGTTACCGTCTGGTGGGAAAGTGGGACAGTCCCACGCGGCAGCGTCAACGCACGAGCGGCGAGCGCCCGCTTGTCGAGTTTCTCGGACGAGATGTCATCCGCCAGCGGTGCGTTCTGGTATTCCGCTTGGAACGCAGACTCACCACGGTCAATGCGTAGATTCCATGCGTGCTGGATGGCGCTGAGTTCGTCGTCGTGCTTCCGCTCGGGCCACGCAACCCGAGACCCAGCATCCATCGTCGCCTGATTGGCAGCGTAGAAAGCGTCGGCGGCTCCTGTGCCCTCGCCGCTACGCTGCCCCTCTCGCCGCATCTCGGCATACTGGCCCCAGAGTTCATCCACAGTCGGCCACTCGTAGACCAGCTTGGTTCGCTCGCCTTGCCACGACGGATGACGCATCCTGTCAAGCAGCCGGTCAGCCAGGTCATCGGGACGGATGACCGTGATCGTCGCCAAGCCGGCGATCTTCGCGCCCGGCCCGGCAAGCCCGAGGATGGCACCTGAGAGGATGCGTTCACGGGTTGCGACCTGCGACGGGCTGGCACTGCTCTCGTCTGTCTGCGGATCGTCTATCAAGCACAGATTGGGGCGGATCGTCTTCCCGTCTGGGCGAGTGTGGCTGATGCCACGGATTCGCCCCGTGATACCAGCGACTCGGACAGCCGCACCAGCCGAGGCGGCACCCTTGATCCACGGCAATGTGACCTTGTCGGCGGTCCACCCCATGTGGGTAGGCTCGCCCTCGCACGTCTGACCACGCACCCGAGCGGTGATGCCCTCCAACGCACGCACCGGATAGCACGCCGCCGGGAAGTCTTCAGCCAGCAGGTCGTTTTGCTCTAGGTGACTCTTGAGCGTGTCGAGCATCTGGCAGGCAATCGCCTGATCGGAACCGACAAGCATCACGAACGAGCGATGCCCGTACAACATCGCCCACAAGCAGGCCCATATCGACAGCGTCGATTTTCCAGAGCCACGAGGCATGGCGAAGGCGAACAACTCGCCACGCAGCACCGCAGCCTCAATCTTGGCAATCGCCGTCAGGTGATCCGGCGACCAGGCCAGCGGGAACGACTCGGCACCGTAGACCTCGCAGAACTGGCGGAAGGACGACCGGCAAGAGTCGCGGCGTTTGACGTCCTTCGCCGGCGGGATGCTGCCGATGTCTCTGCCGGCGGCACCGACTTGGCGTGAGCGTTCGCCCGTGCGACGTTTGATGTCGTCGTAGCGAGCCTTCGCCTTGTCTTGGCGGTCTTTTTGGTCAGCGCGAACCAAGCGTCACCCGGTGGCTAAAAAACACGCAAAACATGGCA